TATAGTTAAATCTTTGCGCTACAATGTTAAGAAACATTAAACCGGTGGCAATTAAAGAGAGTAAAGAGAGAGTAAAGAGTAAAGAGAAAAAAGAGAGAAAAGAGAGAGAAATAAGCGACCGATTCAAAATGTATATTTATACAGTCACCTATGTATATTTGCAACTTAAATTATAGGTATAATTGAAGTAAGGACGGCTATACTCTCATACGGTAAACAGGTTGTAAACGGTTGCTACAAAGGGTTTAATGGTGCACCCCCCCCAATGGGGTAGGACCGGTAGCCGCATCTATCCCCCATAAATTTTTTCCGAATTTTTCATAAATATTCATCCTCCCCTTGGATGTTAGGTTATTTGGTTGTTGAATTTCGATTGTAGTCTTGGTATATTCTGCTGTTTTGTTGATTCGGGTTGTTGGTGTTTCTCTTTGAGCACCCCTCTCGCTTGTTTTAAGCCCCTCTCTTTGATTTTAACCTCTCTCTTGGTATCTATATACCATTTTTAGTAGAAAGTGTCTTAAACAGCCTTGAAATAGCTAAAAAGAAAGATACAGTGGAACGAGTGAGACAGTCCTATGTCGAATGAGAGGAACGGCTGCGAGGAACGAGCAGGATTACCTATTGTATTTATAAAGTAACAAAGATATGATAATGATAAGAGGGATTTGCTTTGAAAAATGGGGTTCAAAGTGTTTGCTATAACCGATTTCGCTGTTTTGGTGTGTTTACTCCATTGAGTAAACTATTTTCTACTGTATTGAGTAAACTTTTTTTTACTCTATTGAGTAAACTATACTTCACTCTATTGAGTAAACTTTTAACATTAAATATTTGCATAGTTCAAAATAAAGTTGCATCTTTGTTGCGTCGTATCAAATAGCGGCTTGTAGATGGATAGAGAGAGATTAGGCAATGGTGTTAAATTCTATTGTGTTGTGAATACCCCTGAGTCGAGAGATGCCTGGAGGAAGATGACCGAGCAGCAGAAGAACGCCATGAACTTCATAGCAGATAAGATGAATATGGGTGGTCTTGTCAATTTGAGCGGCAAGAACAGATATGACATGATGATTGAATTGAATATCAAGTCAGGTCGGTTTTATCAGCTTATACGGCAGCTCCGGGAGATGAATGTTATCCGAAAGTACGGCGGGGGAGATTACATTGTCAACCCGTCTTTGTACTTCAAGGGCAGGGTGTCTGATATGGGTAGAAAGATGAGTATTTACAATTATAAAATAGAAGAAGATGAATAGTAATGTTTTGTTAGCAAGTGATGATATGTCATGGGTGAAGGAATTATATCCAAGCCACCTAAGAGTTTTGATTGGCATTGCTTCAATAATTGACGGGGAAAACTCCGCCTTTTTGACAGGAAAGAGGGCAGACTACGTAGCGGGGATTGCGTCTGTAAAAAGGAGACAATACAATAAGATTCTACTTGCACTTTTAAAGTCCAACGCGATAAAGAAAGTTGAACATGGAAGATACATGGTTAATCCGTGCATTTTCCACAATAAGACCCAAAAATCAAAAAGGGAGCTGATGGACATCTACTCGAATATTTCTTGAATAGCGCATGGTACAATAATCTAAAATATAAAAAGTAATGGAAAAATACTTCCGATTTTTAAGAACGGATGGATGTATAAGGCTTGCCAAGAGCGGTCTTTCTTCGTCTGATTTCAGGGTCTTCTTGGCTCTTGCGGGTGTGATTGACAAGGATAACTACTTTAGCATGACTGTTGGTGCGAGAAAGAAGCTCGCCCTGAGGCTTGGCGTAACTCCGAGGACTGTTTACGACTCCCTGGGTAGGCTTATGCAAAAAGACCTTATCGCAAAAGACGAGTGGGGCGAATATATGATGAACCCCGAGATAGTCCACGAGACAGACCCGATGAGGTTGGGGTCTCTGATGATTGAATACAGGGAGATAAAGCGAAGTAATAACCATAAAATAGAAGATGATGAAAGAGAAAATTGAACAAATCATGGAGAACTTCGACTTTGAGAAGGTTCACAAGGTGATGGTGGCTTTGGGGTGGGAGTGGTATTTAGGTCGTGGCGGCAGTGGAATACCATCTGTTAAATCATTGAAGGAAAGAGCAGGAGAGCTTCTGTCGAACGTGGATGATCTAATCTGCGAGGGCGACACGATAACCTCTTCCTCTGGTGGGTTTGAGGCAAAATATGCCGATGGCTGCCTAAGTCTTAGTTTTATTGTTGAAGAATGGGTGGGATAATAACAAAGCTATGACAAGAGAAGAAATTATCGACTTAATTGAGAGTCGAATCAAATCCGAGTATAAGAAGCACGGGGATTTGGATTGGGCGGGTATTGCGGCACGGAAGATTTATAGCAGCTTAAAACAGAGTGGCGCCTTGGGCGATACTGTGATTGAAACACGGTTGTGAGACGGTGTTGTGGAAAACGCAAGATTAATTTTAAAAACTGAATAATATGTACACAGGAACTACAAGTTGGGCTAAAGAGCTGAAAGAAGAGTTTGAAGCGAGGGGAGACGACTATTCAAAGATGGTGACAACTCTTAGTGAAGAAGAGCTGAATCGGGAGTTTGATGGCGGTTTCGGCTTGATTGAGGGAAGCGAGTTTACAGCGTGGGGTGAAAAGTATGTTTACTTCCCCGTAGTCTATGACGGAGCTGAGATGGTCGGTAGCGCACCGAGAAATCCCTGCGATGAGGCAACGGGACACGTAGGTGGATGGTAAGAGAAAGGCGGGAATCACCCCGCCTCTTTTATTTACCCTTCTTAACCTTGTCTATGCACTCCGCCACCCATCCCGTGAAGTAGCAAGCAGACTCCGAGTGTTGCGGGTCTTCCCCTATCCTCTCGAATAGCATGTCTCCCACGTGTCTTGATTCGTGGGCAATAATATTCACCGTCATTTTCTTTGAAGATTTAAAAGCAACAAGGAATCCGAGGTCGTGTGTCAGCTTGTTTCTTACAGAGAACGTCATAGCGCCAGCGAACTCTATCGGTATAGGCTCTTCCGCCGGGAACATCTCGAAGGTCTCGTTTAGCTCTTCCGTGAGGGATTTTGTTACCCACAGCTTGCATGGGTAAATCACGGGGTCAAATTCATGTATCTTCATCAGTACGGTACATTCATTATCGGCACTTCAATACACCTGCAAGAGCCGTGAACAGGGATTACATCTTCGTTAATCGGGAATACCTGCCCATCGAGATTAGAGCAAGTGTCGCAAGTATGACTATCCTTCTGGGCGATGATGAACTTAGCTTCTGCGAACTTCCAATAGTGTGAGTTTGCCCTTGCAAATCCTCGAACAATCATGTCATCATTGAGGTTTCTGAAACTCCTGTAAGCGGAAAGTCCTTCCATCTTAACCATCCCAGATGCTATTGCCGAGATGATTAGTTCATCCGCCTTCGGGTCTTCTAATTTCTCCATGTACCAATGTAAGATTCCGTCTGCGGTCATTTTCTCTTCCTGACCCACTTTAACGAAAGACTCAATCTCGTTCTTGAAGGACTGCGTGTACTTCTTCACCCTCTGCTTGTAGGTGTCGCCATACATCATGGAAGCAATGAAAGCGGCTTCATCCCAATCATCATCGGGTATCTTACCGAGATTATCCTTCGCTGTAGTCTTGGATATGTTGGTGGTATCTCCGAGAAGGTCTGAGACAATCTTTTCCATCTGAAACTCCACATAGGACAAGTGCTTTGCCGCCCGTTTTGTGTTGTCGAACTTAAAGTCCTTCCCGTACTTGTTTCTGAACTCTGCGTAGCTGAATCCGTAGTCTATGAGTCTCTTTGCGGCTGTTGCGATGATCCTATGAGTTAATTTGTGGGAGAAGTCCGCAATGTCAAATGCCTTCTCTGCCGCTTTTATAAATTCGCCTTGATTTATCATGTCTTAAAATTTTATTTCTCCGTTGTCTAAAAACCCGCTCGCACTTGTTACGGTGTACGGGGGTACTATCGGCGACCCTGTGGTGGTGTACGGGGCGTAAATATGCTCGTAGGTCTTTCCCAACACAAGAGAGCCTATAACGGACTCGCTGTTTATCAGTAGCTCAATCAACTCTCGCTTGGATAGCTTGTTATACATCCTTACTTTCTCGTCGTGTTCCATTTGATTTATCATGTATGTTATATTAAAATTCTAAATTCCACCATTGAATCCGAACATGAATAGTTCGTTTTTTATAAAACCTAAATAATAGTAGTATTCCAAATACGAACCAATCTCCCCCATACCACGTCTCATCCAAAAGTTTAATAACCTTTGTTTTGTGTCCTGCATTCGTAAACCATATATTAATACTCGGCCTTAATCGGTAAAAGTATTTTATGTCCTTTATTTTCGCCATCATGAGTAAACGATTTCGTCTGGGTTATTAATAAAGAACGTAACGTCAAAGAGAGCCACCTTAGTGCCCTCGTATGTTCCTCCGTCCTTATAAGACTTGTATTTCCCTTTTAGCTGAACACCCTTGTAGTCGTTGTAGATGATGACATCTTTACCCATTAGGGATTCTATGAAAGCATCAATCTTTTCGGGAGCATCATTTGATTCGCTGTAATACCCAAGTTTGATGGTGTAGTCAAACGCTTCCTTCTTTGGCAAAGGAGGGATATAAACCCTTGACCCGTGTTCTTCGGGGAAGTCGGTTACAACGATGTTTGAATCCTTGATGCTGCTACCGTAGTTTTCGGGGCTTTTAATCAGCTCAAAACCTTTGGTAGAGATGTCAAAGGCGGCGTTCGTGCCGATTTTTAGTCGCATCAGTCCCATGTCAGGCAATTTAACACGTTGGACTTGTGAAACTCATTAGACCGCTGAATGGCTTTTATCAGGGTCTTGTCTTCGCCTATAACAGCGTTGCTTGAATATGACCTGTAGGTCTTCTCTTCTTTGTTAAAGTCGATGTAATAGGTAGCGATTGGTGATTCCGCTATAAACGATACAAGCATACTGTCTGATTCTGATTCAAGCTCTGTAAATACTAATTTTTCAACTTCTGGTTTCATTTTTTTTTGGTTTTTGAGGACACCCATTGCAATAGGGCATCGGTAAGTAATAGTGAATATATTTATCTGTTGATTTTGTCTCGTCTTTGTTCTTCATCTTGGCATCCATCAGTTCTGTCTGTTGCTTGATGATGTTAGCCTTTAGAACGGGGTCTTGGGTAGAGTTTTTCAACTCTTCGAGTTCCGTAAGGTTCTTCGTTCTCAGCTCATCGGGGGTAATATTCTCTATGTCGGCATACTTGTCTGTTTTGGATTTAAACTCAGTTGTGTCGAGGTTGTTTATTCTCGTGTAGATGTCAAAACCCCACTGAGCAAGTTCAATCTTCCTTGCCTCCATGTAAGCCACGTGCTCCTCTCGCTTGAAGAAAGCAGAAGCAGTGCCCCTCTTGGCGGTGTCTTTATACTCTTCACCATCTACCGCCCTCCTGAAGAGTTCATAGCATGCCGTAGCATTCTCGGTGATAACATACAAGTCCATCACCTGCCGTTTTATCACCTCGTACTCCGCAGAGCCTCTTTTCAGTTTTGCGTTTTCCCTAATCTCCATATATCTCCACGTAATTCATTTTGTCGTGAAAAAGATTAAATATCCTTTCCGCTTGCTCTTCCGTGTCAAAGCAGAGTTTGTACAACTCACCAGAAACAAAGTTTACGGATAGGCAATGCTTAGATGTTATCTTGTCATAGTGAAGTTTTACTGACTCCACGTTGTCTTTATTTATCAGAATCTTATTCATTTGATAGGTTCGTGTTAATATCCCTCATATTCTCCATCTTCCTCTGATATTCGAGGTTGGCGATTTTCTCCTTCTCCTTCCGCACTTCTTCGTTGTTGGCAGAGTAAGGGGCTTCGTCAGATGCTGTTTCACCCGAAATTATATTCGCTTGTTTCAGCTTGACGAGAGAGTCGGCTTTTGTACCATCGTCTTGCGGTGTGAACATCCTAATAGATGCTCTGATGTTGCCCTCTGCAATTTGGGTGGTGTATTGCGGGTACTCAGATACAAAACCTTGTTTCACGATTGAATTGATATGGTCTATCGCAGCATCGAACTCGTGAATCAGAGACATCACCACTCTTTCTGTCGGGTAAAACATCATCTTCATAGAGCCAGTAGGCATATCCCCTGACGATTTGTGTTTAGGAAAGACGATTCCAAGAGCATTGAAGATAAGCTCTACCTGTGTTTCGTACTCGAACTTGAACTGCTCCGACATCGTTGCAGAGTTTACCAGCTTGAAGTCACCATCGGAGTCTGTAACGATTAAGTCTGTAAGACCCGTAGACCTTGCCTCCACGCTCTCAGGGTCGTGTGTTTTCAAGTGGTAGATAGACTTAAATTTCTTCCTGTTGTCCTCGGATAGCCTTGACAGCATCACCTCTACGGTGTCTATGTTAGACTGAACGGGAGTCCAAAATGCACCGTCATTGCGTCTGTGGTAGACAACGGGCATCCCATTGAAGCCGTGAGATGTTTGGCTTACCATCTCCCACTGACCTTTAACCTGATAGGTGGTGCAATTCACGTCATCGTACACATCACACTTGTCCCCGTAGAACTTGTAGAACCTATATGGCTTGCCGTACTTGTCGTACTCCATGTTGTACTCGTCTTGGTTGAAGTAGGACAGCATCTGCCATTTAAGACCGTTGTCACGGTAGAACAAGAGAGCACCGTCAGCAAGAGAAAGACAGCTTTTGACAAACTCGTACCTTGCCGAGTCTATGTTTCGTGACTGCCAATACTCTTTGTAGAACGGAAGTGCCTTGTTCTCTCTCAGCGTTCCATCCACGATATGAGTCTTGTTCCCTAAGAGGTGGGCAAGGATAATGTCAATAGCCATCTTTTGAATAGGCACACTGACCCTGTTCACATAGTACAGCTCCTTGAACTCGCCACTTTCGTCATTGATCGTAATGTTCTCATACCACGTGGGGTCGAAAATCTTATGCCCCGTAGAGTAGAACTCGTTGTAGAACTTGGTCTGCGACACTCTCTCGAACAGCGGTCGCTGAACCCTATTTCCTGTTGGCTTGGGAATCTCCCAAAGTTTCTTTCTGTTGAATATTAAATCCATAGTCTGTTTGTTTATGCCCAATAGTGGTATGTTATAGTTCCGTTATGTTTCTCCATTCTCCTTCTCTTATTCATCAGCCTTTTGAGTACCTTTTTACCTTTGCGGTTCTTCCGTTTGTCCCTAATGGCTCTACACTGCTCGCAATGGCATACTTTTATTATAGCGGGCGGGTTGTCGCTCCAGAACTCTTCGTGTTCGCTAAAAATAATGTGTGTTATGTCTACATTCATTGTCAAAACGATAAAAAGTTTGCTATTTTGCGTGCCTTTTCAGGGCGTATTCTTGTATATCCCCTGTCAACGGCAAAGCGGTATATCAGCGAAAGGATGAAGTCGGGAGAGTGCCCCAAGACCTTCATCACCTCTTTCTTGTCAATCATCTGCTTGATTCCCTCTCTGTCCTCCCTCCATCTTATGGCGGCCTTCTCTTCTTCGAGATGCTGTCTGATGCTCTTACCGAAAACAACCTTTTGTAACACCTCTTGCGCTATGCTCACGCCACATTCTCCCGCTCCGTTGTGGTTCTTTAGCCTGTCTAAAAACTTCCCGACAACCTCTGCCTTTGCGTTCTTATATACGTTGAGCTTCTTTCTGTCGAACTCTACTTTTGAATCTTCCGATGCAGACGCTTGCGACATGAACTTTACAGCCCCAGGGAAGAACCCCTCGAAAATCCAACCAACGCCAACACCGTCATAGATGAAGTTCTTATTAGGTACTCCTTCTCTCGAAAGATGCCTCTGCGTCCAGTCCAAGAGTTCATTCGGCTTCTTACCCTGCGTGGCATAGACTCCTGTTACGTGGTAGTTGTTCCATATCCACAGAACGACTTTATCCGCTCTATCACCGCTACCCGCAACGTCAAGGGATGCGTACTTCTCCCCACCCGTCTGTTCGCTGTTTAAAAAGAATCTTTGTAGGTCGGCATCCGAAATAAGACTATCTCCTATGTCTACTCTTTTCCAACATGCTTGAACGTTCCTACCCTTCATCTCGGTAGACCCCTTCATCAGTCGGGCAAGATAACTTGTGCCACCCGACTTCATCAAGTGTACATTTTCCGACATCTTACCCTCGTAAACCGTAATTGAAAGAATCACATCAAGGGGTGAGCCGTACTTATCCATCTCGGAATCCCATACTCTATTGATATGTTCTTTGGCAAGATCGTAGACCTCTTCTTTCGTGTCGCCCCAAAAGGACTCTGTGATGTCGTCGCCCCACTGAAAGAAGTATCTCTCGACACCGTTCCTTTCGGGGATGTGGAATCCATCTTCGTCTATCCACCAATTTATCAGTCTCGCAATCCAACTTTCGGGGTCAGCGTTACAAGTGCCGAATATCTGCGTTTTCTCCCCTTTGGTATTTCTAAGGTTTGAGAAGAGAGCATTGAACCTGTTTTCTGAAATCTGCGTGATTTCGTCAATCATTATCTGCTGAGATTCTATACCCCTCACGCTTTCCTCAAATTCTTTCTCCGATGCTGAGTAATTACCGAAGACAACCCTTGCCCCACTGTCAAACTTCCACGTTCTGAGACTTTGGCTTTCGAGGTGCGTACCAAACTGACCAAAAACTTCTTTTGACTTATCGGAGATACCCCCCGGCTTGTCTGCGTCACCTACCATTCGTCTGAAATAGGCGGCACGATAATAAGGTTTACCGATGTGAGCAAGTGCTTTAGACAGGATAAGATGCGTTTTCCCCACGCCCCTATTACCGACGTATATCACTATGTCGGATTCACATAGATATGCGTCAGTCTGCGAACCTGGGTTCAGCATCATACCATCAAATTCTTCTTGCCAATCGAGTATCTCCATATTAACATCTTAATGCAACACTTGGTTGCGATAAAGCATCACAAATATAGTCATTAACTCCCGCTTATTCATGCGTACAACCACCGCTACATTAGCGACGGTGTTCCACCCATGCGTAATGCTATTGCAAACGTTTGTTAAAACTGTTGCATAATAGTACCTTTGGGTAAGTTTAACCGAGGGCATTCGGTTATACCGTACTAAACATAAGACCAGCATACAGTTGACTGTTTAGGTTTGAAGGTAAGAATCCCGCTCACTTTAGTGGTGGGAGTATGTCAAACTTAATTTATTTATTTATTTAATATGATTGACAAAACTAAGGCGTTTGAAGCTCTCAAAGCCGATTATGCGGACAACCCGCTTGTAAGTGAACGAACAATAAAGGAAACGTTGGAGAACCTAACGGCAATCGTCAAAGACGACATCGAGGAAGACAAATTCCTTGAATACGCAAAGTCCCAGCTAAAAACGACCGAGGGTCAAGCGAGGAAATCCTCATCTGATGCGGTCAAGAAAGTCGAAGCGGAGAAAAAGCCCAATCCCGAACCCGACAAGCCAAAGAAAGAAACACCACCCGAAGACAGGAAGGACGAAAAACCCATGTGGCTTGACGAACTGATGTCTGAACTCGGAGGCATAAAACAAAAGTTGGCGGAAGAGGACAAGCGTAAAACGGCTGAACAGGTTAGGGAATCTGCCATTGCCAAAGCCAAGATTTACCCGCAGAATGTGATTGATGTAGCCTCTGATGGATTTGACTTCGGTCAGGAGAACGCAGAGACAGCATTCATCGAGAAAGTGGGTAGAACAGCGGCCAAGTTCGGGGTAGTACCTGAGAGGGGTAATGCAGAACCGCAGAAGCCCGATTTTTCAGCATTTACCGAGAGACTGAAAGAAAGAGGATTAATTCCAGAAACTAAAAATTAACAAACTATGAGCTTTAACACTTACGGACAAAACTCGAAAACTTTTGGCGCACGCTATCAGGTGTGGTCGGAGGTTAAGGGTGTGAAGCATGGTGGTGGCGTTATTGACGCAACTGCTTTTGCCAACTATCCCGTCGGCTCTGTCATCCCTGCCGGTACTCCCGTGTACCTTGATAAAGCAGGTGGCACATTGAAGCCGATTTATTTCTATGAGCTTGCTGAAACATTGCTTGCTACCGATACCGAAGCCGTTCTTTACGGCAACTATCCTTTGACCGCTGGTGGTGGTAATCTTATCGCAGTTCCCTCTGCCATTGGCGGAACTGGCGCAGGTGTAGCCTACTCTGCTGCCGTTGACAACGGGGATGGAACTCACACCATCACTATTCAGGCTAACGCACTTGGAACTGCCGCTGCTGGCACTGTTTACGCAGAAGCCGATGGCGCTGGCGCTACTGGCAAGGTTGTAAAGGAAACTGCCGTTCCTAACGGATTGCTTCTGCACGACATCGTGAAAGAGGAAGGTGACACATTCGCAACTGGTGCAGTTGTTGACGAAGGTCGCATATTTGAGGACAGAATTGTGGCTATCCCTGCCGCTTATAAGGCTGTATTGCCCGGTATTAAATTTGAGAAAGGAGTATAACTATGTGGACAGGAGATAAAGTATTTTTCGACTTAGTAAGCACCGCTGTGGGTGACAGATATGCCCTGCAAGCGTTCATCGACGCAACTAAGGAAGCCTATAACAAGCTCGACTTGTCAGGTTTCAATTGGTCGTCTTCCCTGCTCCCCGATTTCTCATTTGAGCAAATTGAGAAGGAGTATGGCATCAATGCAATGGCTACTTGGGTAGACCTTGATAGCCCTGGTACTCCCGTATCTATCGAGGGTGCATCTTTACAGACAGGCAAAGTGCCTCGTCAGAAGAAGTATGCCGCTTTCGACGAGAACGACTTCCGTCAGCTTGCCATCAAGCGTGTTTCCAATTCAAGTTTGGTTGACCTTGCACAAGATGCTCTGTTCAACATCAACAAGAAGCTGATTGACTCGCACACCAACGCTATGACCTACATGCGTCATCAGATGGTGTCCAAGGGCAAGTTTGAACTGACAGCCGTAAACAATGCGGGTGGTATTTCTGGTACTGTATTCAGTGCTTCTATACCTGATGCGAATAAGGTTGTTAAGACCTCTACCGCCGTTTGGTGGGCTGATGGTGGAACTGGCGCAGAAGGTGCTGACTCTGACCCCGTTGCCGACATGCAGGCTATCGGCGAAAAGGTTAACGGTACTGCTTACCATTGGGAAGGAGACGCCCTCTTCTTGAAGAAGATGTTGGGGCACTCAAAGGTTAAGACCGCTATCGGTTACAGCCTCTATCCTCTCGCCGCTGATGCATCCGCTGCATTGCAGGCAGGGTCTAACCTTATCGAAGCTCAGCGCAAGGCTCGCCTCGAAGAGATTGTCGGTTTCCCGATTGTCGCTATCGACAGCATCTCTCGTGTTGACAAGTTCGACAAGGGATTGAAGAAGGTGGTCGGTGCTGAGGTTCGCTCTTTTGAGCCTTACAACTTGGCACTTGTTCCTGACGGGCAGATTGGAGAAACCATTGCTGTTGCTCCTTATGCCGTTGGTGATGCTTCCAACTTCGCCGAGTATTACGGAGGTCGCCTGATGATTACCTATGACTTCGATATTCGCAAGAAAACGCAGTACATGGAATCTGAATTGACGGCTTTGGTAGTTCCCGACAAACCGAAGTACATGCACATCTTAACAGTAGCATAATGACTATATCCGAGTATTTAAAGGGCAGCTTTGATTTTGCGTTTACGGATGCGAATATCCTTGCTGTCCTCACTCGGAGGGGTCTCACTGCTGACACACCATTAGAGAACGTTGACGAGAAGAACATAGACTTGGTGCAAGCCGACCTCTATATGATTCTTGCCAACGTTGTCTCTGGCGGTGGTCGGAGGGTGCAGAAGGGCAACAGAAGCGTAAGCGAGAGGACTTATCAGTTTGGTGTATATGACAGACGTGATTTTCGGGCGATGGCGAACAAGCTCTACGCTAAGTGGGGCGAGACCGCTTCAGCATCATCCGCACGTTTTATCCATTTAAAGGGTGACTCATGATTGACTATCCTGATACTTGTGTTATTGGTCGTTCTACCGGGGAGGTGGATGAGCAGGGGTTTGAAGTTCCGACCGAGTTTTATAACGGTGAGTGCCTATTAGAGATTACAGGGCAGAGCCGATATGACGGATTCGAGTTTGAACACGAGCCTATTCTTTTCATCCCTGTCAACAACGTGATGTTTAAAATCAACGATAGCGTTACGGTGACGACTTGGAACGGTAGGACTCTCAGTTACACGATAAAGAATTGGGAGGCAATCAAGGACGATATGCCCGAATTGAATGACACTTGTATATGGTTGAAAGATGGCACGGAATGACTTTGACAACTTCAAGTCGGATATAGACCTGATGGTCGAGGATATTCTGTACAAGACCGCAGACGCTATGATAGCATACATTGACAGCTCCGACATAATCCCCATCGACACTCACAACCTGAAAGACAGTACGGGGGTGGGTGTTTATCGAAATGGTGTATTGAAGAAGTTCACCATGCCAAAAAAAGCTGAGGAAGCGAAGATGTGGTATGGCGTGGCAATGTGGGGTGAAGACATGATAGACCAACTCTTGGATGCGGGAGTTTCCCGATACGGGATTGGAGACCATATCGTGCTTATGTCTACTATGCCATACGCTATTGAGGTTAATGAGGGTTATTTCAATGCAGGGTTCTTTACCGATGTCTTATCGACAGAATTAGAGGTTATCCTTGACACGATTGTGAAACAATATGGGACAAAAATATGAAGCTATCAACGATAAACCCTTTAGAATCGCTTAAAGATGCTCTCACCAATTACGGTGTGACTCAAACGATATACACGGGCAACAAGCCATCAAGTGGGTTGCCTAACGAATACATTGAACTGCGACAAAACGGGGGAGCGAGAACCGACTTCTCCAAGATGGGCTTAGTGCAGGGATATGTGCTTTTATCTATCAACGTGAAACTGCTGACAACAGGTGGAAGAAACACCGTCAGGGAGAAAATAATCCTTGCCACCTTCGATGGGCTTTTCGAGAATGGCGCAGTAATTCATAAAGACGGATATACCTTTTCCCTCGACCCCAACAATGTCGTGTACAATGGCGGGGGTATCTATGAGGGGTACAGTTCTAAATTAATAAACATAACATTTAATAAAGCATAACTATGGCTATTGGAAAAATTGACACAGTAGGTAGCTTTTTCGTAGGTCAGGGCGACATCATCGTCTTTGATAAGCCCGCAGACTACGAGATCGGAAGAGCATACGTCTG